CACAAGGAAGTGAACCTTTAAGCTGCATGAATATGTGTATGAATAAATGTACAGATGCAGCATGTTACTTTGTAGGGATGGGTTGTATAAGTAAACTGAGTGGTAATGCTTGGCATTACAGAAATAAGAATGATGGAACTAGTTTTAGAAATGATAACAGTGAAACTGATTACTTAAAATTTAATGATAAAGATCAGTCAAACCCTGTAACAAGGTGTACTAATTCTCATATAAGTCCTAACCCTAGAGGTTATACTAGTATGTTCTTTTTAACATGTGATACTGCTGATTGCGTAGCAGGTTTCCATCCATTAAGAAGTCAAACAGATCATTTTTTAAAATTTTCTAAATTTCATTTAAGTGCTACGCATCACTGCCATTGTTGTAATTTTTGTATAGCTATACCTGCAGCTTTTCAACAAGCAAGTTACCATGATCAATGCATCTGTGGTGAGTGTAATGGTTTTAGATTTTGGGATTGTGCAAACTGTTTGTTATGTTCTTATAATATTACAAAGGGTTATGCTACTAAGTGGTGTCTTAATGGAGCACAAAATGAAGCAATTGTGTGTTTCATTGGCACAACTGCAGGTAATTCGTTTGCAGGAGCTACAAGGAATAATTGTAATACATCTGTAAATGCAACGTATAGCCATAGTCCTACTAGATTTATTACCACTAATCATTCTCAATGTAATCGCAGAGAGATGGATATTAACATGTACAATTTTGATACTTTTCCAGGTGCAGTTTTCTGTTGCATAATTTCAAAAGAAGAAGGCCATAGACCTTGGAAGGGTGGTTACAGTAGTGATAAATGTAAATTCCTTTTAGGAAGCCAACAGTGGATTTGTTGTGGAGCAGTACACACTAATACTGGTATTATAGCAGCAATATATAACCCATCAACAAATTGTTTTTCTAGTTTTGATCAGGGAGTTGCAGATGCACAAACAAGTTCTTTTTGTGGAACTGATCCTACAATAGATACTATAACTATTTGTGCTCCATTTAAACTACATTCATACATAAAAGGTAAAAGTTAGATGGTTTATTATTTTGTTTTTGATTCACACACAGAAATACTAGACAGTATTTTATATTCGTATCCAGAAGGTACAAATAGTAAACGTGTTTTAATTTGGGATACTGACATAGAACCAAGATCTTGGACTTCAGTCTCTCCAGAAGAGGATGTTGCTGATCTTGTAGTAGATAACTTTGAGTGTGCTTTTCCAAACTTTGCAACTTACAGTGAAAGTGAAGCAGGAATGGGTGTATTTCAAATACCAGAAAAATTTGATGAAGAAGATATAACTACTGCTAAAAATAATCAAATGGATTTATTTAGGTTAGCTAGAAATAAAAAGCTTAGTGACAGTGACTGGACTCAATCTTCTGACTCCCCTTTAACAGACGAAAAGAAAGCTGCGTGGGCTACCTACAGAGGTTTATTACGTAACCTTCCTACGTCTGTGACTAACCCTTGGATAATAGACTGGCCTACACAACCCTCTTGAATTTAGTTTAATATTAAACTATAATAACGAGCACCCATTAAGGGTAATAATAATAATAAGAAAGAAGACTCGTGAAAAAACTATTTTTTATTGATGGGGGCGCAGGTCGTGCTGTAGCATCTATACCTGCTTTCCTAAAGTATACAAAGAAACATGATGATTTTGCTATACTAGTACATGGATGGGATACTTTATACTGGGGTATTCCTGAACTACAAGACAAAGTATTTAACCCTGAACAAAAAGGTATCTTTGACCACGTAGTAAAACATGCTGAAGAAATAATATCGCCTGAACCATACAGAGTTCCAGGATATTTTAAACAAGAATTATCTCTAGCAGAAGCTTTTGATGTTCTTATAAACAACACCCATGATCATTCTGACTTGCAAGATCCTATCTTAAGGACTTCTAAAGCAGAAGAGTTGAATGCTGCAGGAATGATTCTTGATACTAAGAATCAACAAAAGAAAAACCATACTATTGTTATTCAACCTTTTGGTCGTTCTGCACAAAAACATCCTGTTGGTGCTATTGTCGATGAGTCATCTCGTTCTCTTGATCCTCAAGCATATTTGAAGTTGATCAAAAAGTTATCTGCAAAATACAATCTTGTGTTAATGGCAGAACAAGATTTTTTTATGGAAGAAGATACATATACAGTAAAGCCACAAGCTGATCTTAGAATGTGGACTGCTTTTATAGATGCTGCTGACTATTTCATAGGAGTAGATTCTGTGGGTCAACACATGGCAAAAGCATTAGGAAAACCTGGAACTGTAATTGTTGGTTCTACTTTTGCAATCAATACAACTTATCCAGAATATTTTAACATTATTGAAAAGGAGGATGCTAAGAAATACTCACCTATACGTATATCTGGTCTTGAGGGTCACTTAGCTGATCGTATGAACGAAAGCCTCATGGACTTCAATGATGAAGAAATAAATAAAATGTATGCAAACATTGTAAAAGATATAGAAAAGAAGGTGAAGTAATGAATATCCTAGCAATCAATCCAGGACATAATGGTTCTGCTGCTTTATTAGTAGATGGTGAACTAAAGTTTTATATAGAGGAAGAAAGACTTTCTCGTAATAAGTACGATGGTAATCCTTTTGTAGGAATAATAGAAGCACTAAAGTATGGTGTAGACATTCTAGTTCTTGGTGGTACGTCAGAACATTTTCCTCAGTTACCTTGGACAGGAGAAGATCCTTACTCAGGTCTTTTAAGAAAATTTAATCCTAATATTCAAATAGTAAATGTTGGTGGTGCTCATCACGTAGGTCATGCAGCAAATGCTTTTTATAACTCAGGATTTGAAAAGGCTGCAGCAGTTATTGTAGATGGATCTGGTTCTCGTAGAGAGATAGAAGTTGATGAAAACTTTAAGAACCCAGGCTTTGAAACAGAGACTATCTTTAACTGTGATTATGAAGATGGAATAAAACCTGTATTTAGTTCTTATGGTGGAAACTATGATACCCAACGTATAATAACTGAAGATGTAGAAATGGATAGTGCTATAACAATAGTTAAAGCATATGAGGCTGTTTCAGAATATCTTGGGTTTGGTTTCATTGAAGCAGGTAAGACAATGGGTCTTGCACCATATGGTAAAAGCAACGAGTTTATTCCTAGTTTATTTTATGATGGTAGAGGTAACAAAAATGTGTTTTTACCTAATTACCCTGCAGGTGCTCACGTAGATCACTCACGCCATCCTTTACTAGAACTAAAAGAAGATCCTAAAGCTTGGCACAGTGACCACACAAAGATAACAGATGTAGCAAAAGATTTAGCCTGGGCTGTGCAAGATGAGACACAAACTCTTGTGGGCGACTTAATTGAAAAAGCTGTAGATAAAACAGGACACAAAAACATTGTTATATCAGGTGGCTATGGTCTTAACTGTGTAGCCAATTACTACTACAAGGAAAGATTTCCTAATCTCAATATCTTTGTTGATCCTATTTCTCACGATGGTGGTACAGCAATAGGGTTAGCCAAAATAATTCACTACGATAAAAATAAAAAAGATAAGACTATACGTCCTATGGCTACTCTTTATCTTGGTCCTGAACGTAAAGAAGACTATGACTTTGGTGATATAGAAAATAAAGATGTAAAGGCTGCTGATGTAGCAAAGCTAATAGCAGACAAAAACATTGTAGCTTTATTCCAAGGACGTTCTGAAGCAGGACCACGAGCACTAGGTAATCGTTCTATACTATATGATCCCACAGATCTTAATGGTAAAGACTTTGTAAACACAGTCAAAGGAAGAGAGTGGTTCAGACCTTTTGCAGGTTCAATGCTACAGGAGAACTTTGAAGAGTGGTTTGAAACTCGTGGGTTAGAAGAGTCACCATACATGATGTATGCTATGGACTTTAAGACTGAGAAGCATGGTGAAGTTCCTGCAATCACACACGTAGATGGTACGTGTCGTATTCAAACTGTAACCAAAGAACAAAATCCTAGTTACTATTCTCTGATAAAAGAGTTTGATAATATCACAGGTGTTCCTATCTTGTTTAACACAAGCTTTAATTTAGCAGGTCAACCTCTAGTTGAAACTCTGCAAGATGCTATGGATACTGTAAAGAACTCAGACATAAACTATCTATACCTGCCAGACATAGGTAAGTTGGTACACTACCCTTATAATGATAGTCTTGTTGAGGATTTAGGGGAAGCTGCTTAAGGTAGCTTTTGAGCAAACTGAAGAAGATCATCAAAAACTTTGGTCTTCTTTCTAAGTTTCTCTCTTGAGAATTTCTTGAGGTCTTCTTCAGTTTCTAATCCATGACCAGTGCGAACAAGAATAGGTCTAGCGCCTATACGTTCTGCAGCTTTAAGATCTGTCATTTTGTCACCAACATAAAAACCATTTTGTTTAAACCTAAATTTATTATTAAAGATTTCTTTTTCTGCTCTGTAAAACATACCTACATTGGGTTTAGCAAAGCAGTCACACTTAAGTGAAGTTTCAGAGTAGAATAAACCATCAATGGAGTAGATACCTGCATTACCAAAGACTTCCATCATACGTTGATGAACAGCTTCTACTTGGTCATGCGTCTGCTCTTTTTTTATAATACCCCCTTGGTTGGTTAGTATAACTAATTTGTAACCCTTGAGCCTAATCATACGAATAGCTTCAAGAGATCCAGGTATAGCTTCCCAATCATCAGGATTAGAAATGTAACCTTTATTTAAATTTATTACACCATCACGATCCAATCCAACAATTGATTTAGGAAATACTTTAGGCCAATCATTAGGAACATTTTGCTGTTGAATCTGTTGAGGATCTTGTTCTAATATGTGTTTAAATCTAGACATGGTGTAAGTATAGGTATGAAAAAAGTTTTTGTCAATGGAGCCTTTGATGTAGTACACTCAGGACACTTAGACCTTTTAGACTTTGCTAGTCTGATAGGTGATCATGTACTGGTAGCTATTGACACAGATAGGCGTATTGAGTATAACAAGGGGCAGGGAAGACCCTTTAATAAACTAGAGATACGTAAGTACTTAATGTCTATGTTAAAGCCTGTAGACACTGTAAAAGTCTTTGATACAGATGAAGAGCTAGTAAATATTATTAAGGAATATGAACCTGATATAATGGTAAAAGGTTCAGACTGGAGGGGAAAGAATATCTTGGGAGAAAAATATTGTAAAGAAATAATTTTCTACGAGAGATTTAATGGGCAATCAACAACAAAAACAATCGAAGATTTTATTGATAGGCGACAGTTGTTACGATGAATACCATACAGGGAATGTAAATAGGATAAGTCCTGAAGCCCCTGTTCCTGTATTTGACCTAACGTCTACTGTAATAAAAAGAGGAATGGCTTATAACGTTTATAATAATCTTGTTAGCCTGGGTGCAAAAGTAGATATTATAACAGAGTACAGAGAACGTAAGCATAGATACATTGATGAAAAAACTGGACAACAGTTATTAAGAGTCGATGAAAAAATAAAAACTGAGCACATAGATACAGCAGGAGAAAGATTAGATCTTTATGATGTTATTGTTGTCTCAGATTATAACAAAGGTTTTGTTGAAGATGATGAGTTATCAAAAATAAAACAAAAGTTTAAAGGGCCAATA